AGTACTCGTCATCTGACCTGTATTGTGCATACCATTCTCCTACATTAAATGTTGGACAATCTTTCTTAGATATGTCGTTGTGTCCAATGACCTTTGCGTTAGGGTATCTGTTTGTTAGAGTGTCAATGACTGCTCCGAAAGATTCCCATTGCTCTTCTGTGAAATTGTTTTCAGATGACTTACCATCTTCAGACAGTCCACCTATTAAGCAGACAGAAACAGAACCAGAGTTGTAACCACTTGCGTGTGCTCCTACTTCTTCTATATGTCTACCTTCTTCTATCTCTCCGTTACGTCTAATAACAAAGTGATAACCTATCTTTAACCAACCACGTTCCCTGTGCCATCTGTCTATATCAGCAGCACTTGTATCCATGCTTGGTTTAGTTGCAGCACAATGCACAACTATAAAGTTAGTCTTAGTTCTTTTATTCATATTCCTAATACCTTAATTGCCTTCATCCTAGAAGGGGTTTGGTTTTCATTTATCCATTCGCTAGGGATACTTCTATCTGCATAGTCGAAGCCATACTTGATACACCACATTGCATAGGTAGTCTTAGACTTAGTACCTAATCTTTTTTTAGAATTACTAAACACAAATCTAATATCAATCTTAGGGTGTTGTTCCTTTATGAGTTTATGTTTAGTTCTATCTGAACTAAGGAACTGTCCTTTTGTTTCTACTATAATTCCATTCGGTAATACAAAATCTGGTTTGTATCTTGAGGTAGGTTTGTTGTAAGTGACCCAACCTTTAGGTTCATAACTAAACTTGATACCTAATGCGTTGAGTTCACTTGCAACTTTTTCTTCTAGTCCACTACGATAACCTTTAGCCCTAGCGATTTTACTAAAAGTCCTCTTGTGCATCTGCAGTATCGAACCCACTTTGACTTGCCTCTGACGAGGCTTCATAACCTTCGGTTGCTTCAAAACCGTAGCTGTCTGCATTACCACCACCCTTTACTAATTCAATTATCTGTACTGCTTTTAGTCTCAGGCTTACACCTGCACCAACAGCACCAACATAGTAAGGAGCAAGGTCAGCACTAATCTTAATCTTAGAACCACCCCAGATATCATCTATATCCTTGAGTAAAGTTCCTTTAGCATCAAAAAGTTTTGGAGAGATACGAAGAGTCTTACCATCTTTAGTTTGTATCTGTGCTTTAGACTTAAACTTAAACAAGATGTTACCTGTCTCCTGTTCATCCCCATCTACTTCATTGTAGTAAGGTGGGTCTTGTAACTTTATCTTCTTACCTTCAGGTGCTAGGGCTTTTGCTTTTTCCATAGCTTCATCTATCTTCTTGATGAGAGGTTCAGCTTCACTACTATGTAGCGAAAGGCTAACCTTGTATTCACCTAACGCATTAAACTTTGTGTCAGGATTAATCAACCAAGGATAGATTGCTCTACCTGCAGGTGTGACTATATTTTCGTATTGTATTTTATTCATTATTAACCTCTTAATAGTTTCATTGGTCTAAGTGAGTGGGTATTAATTATGCAAAGAAAAAGGAACTCTCAAGCACGTGGTCTAAAACAAGATTACCTTTAGTTGGTATTGGTTCTATCTCTTTGTGTCTGTGTTCAGGTAGAACTTCTAAAAGATAATTCCTAAACTCTTCTAGTACATCCATCTGTGAATACATCTCAACAAAGGCAGTACGTAATGCACCCCACATTTCTTCAGCATCTGCAGCATGAGTACCATAGCTATCATGTACCATTGCAAAAGAGTGTATGTCTAACTGCTTGGCAACATGAAGAGTAATCATCAGGTGACTAGCATCAATACTATGTACAAAGTTAGGAGAGATACCATTAGCTTGTCGGTTCTTATCTAACTTACCTGTCTGTGCATACACTCTAGGTTTAAATACTTTGCGAAGTAACTTGGTTTGTATCTGACTAGACTTAACTTCTTGGTATGCCTGTAGAACAGGAAGATTACAGGGTGTGTCCCACCTGATAGGTAGTCCTTCTGAAGATGCAACCCTTGCTGCTTTTTGTAACCATGCCATAGCATCAGTTGCTGCATGAACAACCTCAGATATAGATTGCCATATCAACTTGGACAAGAAGGTTGCTGCTTTAAATACATCCTCACCGAATGGATGTGAGATACCTTTGTCACGTTGCTCAACAATATAATCCATTACAAAATCTGTAAAAGAATATTGCTTACCACCATAAGGCAACACCATACATGGACGTTTGCAACAAGACCTAGATACACCATACTCAATCCACTTCTGTGCTAAATCATCTGGCATTTCTTTTAGCTTATGTGTAACTGTATCAGCTACCTTCTGATAGATGTCTTGTGGGTCATCCATTGGTACAAGATTAACTTCTTTACCTGTAGTCTCTGACCTTAACATTGCTGCAAAATGTTGGAGTCCATTACAACTACCATCAGCACAGACAGGAAGACTAGACTCAAAGTTCTCAGGGTTAGCAACAAGACCTTCCCATTCTTTACAGAAAGCTAGGAACTGAAAAGGTTTATCAGATTCTTTAGCCCACCATAGGTCAGCCAATGGGTCTTTGGCACAGGATAGTATTCTCTCTTGGTTATCTTGCACCCAATCAATACGTTCTTGCAGAGATGATTTATCATAACCAAACATATTTGCCCCATGTATAGCTAAGTGACAAGCCCCTTGCTCATTTAATTTTTTTGCCTCAGAAAAAAGCAGTAGTCCTTTGGCAAAGTCTGTGCCCTGTGGGTTCAGATAGTTTGGTACTGCATAGATACGTCCTCTAAAATCTAATTGATATACCATGTAGATAGCCTTCTCATCTTTGAACTTGTCAGCTATCTGTATTGTCTTCCTCAACAAGAGTCTCTTTGATGCCATACGATTGTTCTCTGTATGTATGATGACTGCATTTCTTTTCCAATTAATCTTAGCTTGTTTATTGGTAGCAATATCATGTGGCTTGTTAGGAATTTCTGCGTTCTCTGATGGTGGTAAGCTAGGTAAAGCTATGCCACTATCCCAGATGTCCTTCAGTACCTGTAAGACAAACTGATTGACCTTGAAACCTGTCTGTTGCATGGCATTGATTGCTCCATACACCATAGGCATATCGAAGTGCTTCAGTTCCTTTAGGTAGTTCTTGTTCTCAGTCTTAACAAGAGGTATCTGACGAACATGATGAGTGTGGTAACCACCATCCGTAGGTGTAGTCCAATCTTTAGGTGGCACAACACAAGGATAGAACTCAGGTCTGAGTATCTCTTGGAAGGCACTAAGGTCTTTGATTATCTTTAGTGTAGTTTCTGATGCCAACAAGAGTTGCCTTCTCTTGCCCCCCTTCATCATACTCTTCAGTTCTAACAGACCTGTATTGACTATAGTTAAATCAAGTAAGGCATTACCCACCAAGAGTTTCTCTCTCTGTGTCCATGATGTCCACTCTTGTCCATCTCTTCTTGATGACTCAATTAACTTACGTCTCTTATAAGTATAACCTGATGACCTCTTGTCTAGGTCTTTCTTGACTACCCTATACAGACGAGGATTGTTTTCCTCAAAGGTTCTTATCCTTAACTCATCCTCAATAGCCATACCTAAAGCTACTGCAGAACTACTGTAGTCTCTCTTCCTAGTTATCTGTGATAGTGCCACCCTCAAGGTGATAACTGCTATGACTGATGGCTCTAGGTCATCCAACAAGACTGCTGATGTAGCTGACTTACCTGACCTACCCTTCATAGAAGATTCTATGTGTTCTTTGATAGCTTCTTCTACCTTTAATACTGTCTGTCTCAAGAGGTATTGACCATAGCTAGTCGTAGATTCTTGGGCTTTCTCTGCTTTTTGTAGGTTATTCTTGTGGAATCTGTGGATTCCTTCTTCTCGCATTTCACGTTCTAACGATACTTGTCGTGTGTCCATACTGAACTCTCCATAAAAGTTGTCTACGATTGTCTAAAAAACCTGACGTAAACAGGATTAAGATGCCCCTGAGAAGTCAGGGGACTTGTTAACTTTATGAAGTATTTGAATTACTTAGAAGGTGTGCCCAGGGTCGGACTCGAACCGACATGACATTTCTGCCGAGGGATTTTAAGTCGAGTGACTTAGGATTACCAATCTATAATTCAGATACTTACACATATCAGCCTGTCATATTGTCCATAAATTTGTCATCAGACTCTAACACTCTACTCGCATCTAAAAGATTTTGCGTATCCAAGTGAGCATATCTTAGAGTCATGTGTATAGACTTATGACCAAGCCATTGTTGTACAACTTGCAGTTGTATTCCTCGCTGAACAAGACGAGATGCACAGGTGTGACGTAAGCTATGTAAGACAAACTCTTTGTCATCTTGTAGACCCATGTCATCACGTAACCATTCCCATACACGTCTTATCTTGTCTTCTGTAAGATTAAATATAGGTTTATTTTTTAGTCTTCCTTCTGTATCAATACGAGTCTGTAATATATTCTTAACTCGTCTTGTCAACGGAACAGTACGAGGATGTCCGTTCTTGGTTTCCCAAACAGAAAGAGTTCCTTTGTCTAGGTCAACGTCACGACAGGACAAACGTAAGCCCTCTCCTCTACGTAAACCTGTGTCCAACAGGAACAAGAAAAAATCTCTGCAGTCTATCTCTTGTTTAGCAGTTAAGATTTGAACAAGATAGGCTTCTTCTTCTTGGATTAAATATCTTAGTCTACCATTCTTAGTTGGTATCCAATCAAGTTTAGGTTTCCTATCTATCCACCCTCTGTCTACTGCTAGATTTAGTGACTTAGATATACAAGCACTAATCTTGTTGAGTGATGATGCTGATGCACCATTCTTTTTGAAGTGTTGGATAACGTCATCAATCAGAGTGGCACTTATGTCTGCAATAGGAACATGACGTCCCATGACATCAAGTATTTTATCTTGTCTACGTATCTGAGTTAGACCCCAATCAGAGTCTGACCAATACTTATCTGCAGTCTTTTGGAACAAGATTTCAGATGTCATACCTAAGACACAGTTTGCCTCTGGTAAAGGTAACCCATCTTCAATACATTTCATACAATGCTTTTCAAGTTTGACTGCATCATTCCTAGAGGAACATGACTTGCGAAATACGACACCCTTTTTACGAATGTCTACTTGCCAAGCATTTGCTATTTTTCTAATTGGCATATGATTCTCCTGTGGTTTGAGGTGCGTATATTAATTTAAAATAAAGGGTCAAACAAGATACCTTTTTGCATTAAAGTATGATAATGATTTGCTTGAGACTTATAGAACTCTGCTCGTTGTGAGTTCTCGTCCCATTCAAAGTCATACTGAAGTTGACGTAGCTTTTTATATTCACTTACTACGTCAACAAGATGTGTGTTTGTTGGTATTGGGTCAATGTACAAGTATCTTCTCCTCTTTAACTCTGTAAAAATCTGAATCATCAGTACATATATCGTTATCCTCATCATAATAACAAGAGTAGACAGAACAATATGTCACATCAGTAACATCATCAGTCCATATATTAAAATCATATGGTCTATCTCTGTACCAAAATGAGTGCCAAGTATCACCAATGTCATCATTTTGTATTGCTTCTGCCCACATAGTTTCTACTGAAGCATCAACAAACAATTTAAATTTATTACTTGTTTTATATTCAAGTTCAATCAGGTTCATCATCAGTCCTTTCAATAGGTAAATAAACGTCAACATGAGAGTTACAATTAGGGTTAGGACAAGAGAGGTTAGTGACTATACCTTCGTATGAATAGCCATCCTCCTCGCTTATATCATGGTCACCACCCCATATTAATTCAGTATTACAATGCCAACAGTTCATTAGATTCCCTTAGTACAATAAGTATTTATTTGTGAGTCATCACCATACTCAGTACCATGATACTCAACAGAAGACGTATCAAGATGGGCTACTTGTCCTTCAGCATAACCATGCTCACTACATAATTCTCCTACTTGTTCCTCAGTCAATGGCACGTCTGACTCTACAGTCCATGTCCTTATGTCAACTGATTGTTCTTCATGTGTATATCTATATTTCACAGAGTCCTCCTCTAAAGTTTCTAATCGTTCTATCATTTGTTTATATTGTTCGTCATTACTTTGAGTACAACCATCAAGACCTAACATATCTTTGATAGCATACTTAATCTTAATTAGTTCTAGTTTATTTTTCTGTGTCATAAAGATTCCTTTAATCTGTTTGGTCTATTGTTACTAATTCACCTTCAATTATGTCTTTTATGTGTTTAGGGCTATAGGCATACACATAAAGTGATACAAGATTTTTACTCCAAGAATGTTTTACTTCTACATAATATCTATTCATTATTTACTCCACTTCAATACCAATTTGGTCTACGTCATTTATAGTTAACTTAATAGTATCTCCAACTTTGATGTACTTCTTCCACATAGGAAAAGCTATACGTCTATCTTTCCTACCCTTAGTTCTAAATAGTTTAAGAGTACAATCATCTTCGTATATACCTCTAATCATGTAGTAAGCACCATAAGTATTGAATGGTTCTTCACCAAAGTAATGCTCAAAGAAACCCATGACAGACTTGTTAGCATCTATACAAGACTTGTCATACATTGTTTGTGTTACCTTAATCATTTATAACTCCTCATCTAAATTATTATCTAAAAACTTTTTTAACTTTAACTTACGTTCTCTATCCCAAACATCTCTAATAAGATAGAAAGTTCTCATTACATTCTTTTCATACTGTGGAACTTCATCCCACACTAAAGAGTTATATCCATTTTCCATATGGTCTTTCTCATTAAACTGAAAGCCATTACCCATATCTTCTTTGGTTTTCCAATGTTTCATTTAGTCCTCCATTAAAGTTAATACTTGTAGACACATGGAAAAACTATGAAGAAAAGCCATGTGTCTACAACTACAAACTTACATATAGGAAGGGCTATATAAAATTACAAGAGGGAACAAGATAAAAAATTTATCGAGGGAACAAGAAGGGAACAAGATGGAAAATATGGTGAATTTTTGGGAAATTTTAGAATATAGATTATTAACTTGTTAATTATAATTCTCGAGCTGAGTTTTTTTTAATTAATTTAAGGCAATAAAAAAGGGCTAAAGAAATAATCTCTAGCCCTTAATTTTATTTAACCTTTTCAATAATAGTAGTAGTTTTATTTTTGGTGTAACAAAGTAAACAATCTTTGCATTTTGAAAAACAATTTATTTTAAAATCATCTACTTTGTCTTTAGTAATGTTATTAAATGTTTTATCAAAATGTTTAATAGGTTTATCTATAGGTTTATTTAATTTGCTATTTGAATAAACCAAAAATAAATTCTTAGGTTTTTTATTAGTATCAAAAAAGATATTAATTAAATCAAATCTTTTAGACCATAATGTAAAATTACAATGTTTATTCTTTTTTGCAATGTTAACTAAATTTTCAAGATGTATTAAATTAATTAATTCACCATGAGAATTAAACCTAAAATAACTATTGAATATAGTAGGTAGTAAAGATTTTTGGAAAACTTGCTCACTTAATAACCTAGTGTTTTTTTCTAATACGTTAACCATATTTTTTCTATATGTTTTTAATGACTTTTGGCTATAACATAAACTACAAATAGACTTTTTATTTTTAGCTTGTTTAGTACAATAATCATTAGTTAACGTATTAGTATTTATTGAGTTAATAAGCTCTAGTTTTCCAGAACCTTTAGAAATATGTATTTGCGAAAATTCCATTTTAAAACCTCTTGTAATAGTTAAAATTAAATATTCAAGGTTTTAGAAGGTTATAGGACGTAAAGCCCTATAAAACCCTTTTAAAATGTTTTTAAGCTATGATTAAGATAAACCCAATAAAGCTAATTAATAAGATTGTTTCAAGTAATGCTTTAATAATCATTTTAAAACCTACTATCTACAAAACGACTTAAACCACGTTTATTAAGTATATATTCAAAAGCTATATTATAACCTTTATTACCGTATATACTTTTAACAATGTTAGCTATTTGATTAGTAGAAAAACCTTCATTAAGTTTTTTACTTTC